GACCCATTTCAAGTTTATGAAGTACAATCGGCAGCAACAGGCGCAACTCAACAACTAGACGTTTTCACAAACGCCGATGTTTCTGTTGGCGCAGGTGTTACTCCGCATTTTGTTTCTAAAACTGAAGTAGCGGACGCATCAGACACACAAACAACAGCCAACTTGCGAATTATCGGAGTTTCGGATGATCCTGACAATAGCGACTTAACAGCAGCTAATTGTAATTTTAAAGTGATCATTAACGAACATTTCTATATGACCGCAACTGGCGTATAATAGCAGAATAGGAGAATAAATTATGGCTATATCAAGAGGACAACTAGTAAAAGAACTAGAGCCAGGTTTGAATGCACTATTCGGCTTGGAATACAAAAACTATGCTAACGAACATGCGGAGATTTTTGACACTGAAAACAGTGACAGAGCTTTTGAAGAAGAAGTAATGTTATCTGGTTTCGCAAATGCACCAATCAAAGCAGAAGGAACGGGAGTTTCATTTGACAATGCTCAAGAAACTTTCACCGCTCGTTACACACATGAAACGCTTGCTTTAGCGTTCGCGATCACTGAAGAAGCGATCGAGGATAACTTGTACGATAGACTTGCGTCTAGATATACAAAAGCTTTAGCGAGATCAATGGCTAACACTAAACAAGTGAAAGCCGCTAAGGTGTTAAACAACGGGTTCGGAACAGCAGATGGTGGAGATGGTAAGGAGCTTTTAGCTACTGATCACCCTATCGCTGCTGGTACGGAGCAGAATGAGTTAACTACAGCAGCAGACCTTAACGAAACATCTTTAGAGCAAGCATTAATTGACATTGCAGCTCTTACAGATGAAAGAGGTTTAAAAATTGCAGCTAGAGGTATGAAATTAATTGTGCCTTCAGCTTTACAATTTACTGCTGAGAGACTTATGAAGTCAACACAAAGAGTTGGAACAGCTGATAATGATATCAATGCAGTTGTATCTATGGGAATGATTCCACAAGGCTATACTGTGAATCATTACTTAACTGATACAGATGCTTGGTTCATTAAAACAGATGTACCTAATGGTCTTAAACATTTTGTGAGAGCACCATTAAAAACAGCTATGGAAGGCGACTTTACAACTGGAAACGTAAGATACAAAGCTAGAGAGAGATACTCATTTGGGTTCTCCGACTGGAGAGGTATTTTCGGATCACCGGGAGCATAATAAATATATTTTGTGGCGGACATAGTTCCGCCACAATTTAATTTTAGAAAGAAAAATGCGACAATTTCTAGTTAATATATGGGCTTATGATTATCATGCTAAATTTGAAGTTTTAGCTGCCGATAATCGTGAATCTATAGAGAAATCAATCCTTGACAAACTAGGAGAAAAGTCTATAAAGTGGGAAACAACAGGAATGTTTAAAGATGTTCCCAACAGAATAACCTATGAGGAGGTTAATCATGACCGAAGACCTATACAAACAAAAAAGGTCCTTGGAGTTGAGATGGCAGTTGGAGTATGAGCAAAATGGCAAATATACTCTTAACATGGTCGAAATTGATAATACAATTAAAGGTATTATTACTGAGATTAAAGCTGAAGAATTTAAAATTGCTGATAGAGAAAATGCAATTAGAGATTCAGCTGCCCAAGTTTCTGTGGCAACTTAGATAAACGCCACATCGCTGAAATCGTACTTTTATGCAGGGATCCCTTGCACTCTACTCAAAACTATCATATAAATAAATCACTATACAAATTTTAATAAAACTTAAATGTAGACGCGTATAGTCGACATGCCCCTAGGGACTACATTTAAAATATTCTAGGAGGAATATTATGGCTAACACAACTTTTTCGGGACCCGTAAGATCGGAGAACGGATTTAAATTAACAAGCAAAACTGCATCAACTGGTGTAGTGCATGACAGAACTTTTGGTACGCCTGCAAAGGATGCAAGAAGATTCTATTTAGAAGAAAACTTTTATCAAAGACCAGGTCTTAATGCGATCAATATTATTGATCCAGATGCTAACGATGCTACTGCATTAGCAGTAACACAAGCAGCTAACAGAAACTTTGAAACATTAGGTACTAACTACACTACTGCTTTGACCACTTTCGCAGCGCATCAAGCAGGTATTTTAATGACAACAGCAACTGCTGACCAAGACCAAGCTATTTTGTTGCCACATTTAGATACAAACCAATCAGTTTGGAGTGGAACTAAATGGGGAACAGAAAACCAAGTACAGTGGGAATGTTCAATTCAGGCGGCTCAAACTGATAACGAAAAAATTTGGGCTGGCTTAAAATTGACTAATGATCAATTGATTGCAACTGATGATGATCAAATATTCTTTAAGTATGCAACTGATGCTACTAACGGTGAATCATTAACTTCCACTACAAACTGGCACGTAGTACATAGCATTGGTGGCACTGACTATATTAGTAGACTTCCAATTGCTTTTGCAGCAGATCCGCCTTATCATTTAAAAATTGTTATCGATAGTGATAGAAAAGCTACTGTTTTTGTTAATGGTATACAGTATAATCTTACTAGTACTTCAGGAAGTACAGGTGGAACAGCGGTAACAGCGGTACAACCAGGTAAAGCAGTTGTTAAATCGGCGGCTTTAACTAATGATATCAATTTAATTCCATATATTGGTATTGAGAATGGTGACGCTGCAGCAGCAGTACTTAATGTACATTACACAGCAATTAGTAGACACGTTTACGAATAATAAATAAACTTTAATTAGAGCAGGAGCTTCGGCCCCCTCTCTCTAACAGGAGAAAAAAATGGCAGACGCAGTAACAAGTCAAACATTATCAGATGGTGATAGAACCGCGGTAATGAAATTTACAAACATCTCTGATGGTTCAGGTGAAGCATCTGTAGCAAAAGTAGATGTCTCAGCTTTAACCGCGAATTCACATACAGGAGCCACATGTGCAAGAGTTCATATTACACAAGTATGGTATGCAATTTCAGGAATGAGAATCGATTTAGAATGGAATGCTACATCTAATGTTAAAGCATTAATTTTAGGTGGTGGAATAACTTTAGAACCTACGAATGGACATTTTGATTTTAGATCTTTCGGTGGAATTAAAAATAACGCAGGTGGTGGCATTAATGGAGATATTGATCTAACAACATTACATCATACCTCTAATGATGCTTACACGATTATTCTAGAGTTAAGAAAATCATACTAGGAGGTAGCATATGGCTAATACTACTTCCGGAACAGTAACGTTCGACAAAACATTTGCTGTTGATGAGATTATCGAAGAAGCTTACGAGCGAATTGGCTTACAATCTGTTTCGGGATATCAATTAAAAACAGCAAGACGTTCTTTAAATATATTATTTCAAGAATGGGGCAATAGAGGTTTGCACTATTGGGAAGTAGGTGATACCAATATTGACTTAATCGAAGGTCAAGCAGAATATACTTTCTATAGAGCTACAGGAGATGGAACTTCTTCTGTGACTGTTGGTGGAACAACAGGATCTTCTACTTATGGTGTTGCTGATGTTTTAGAAGCAACTTATAGAACTGGAAGAACTGAAACAACTCAAGCGGATTCTGCACTTACAAAAACGGATCGAGCAACCTATTCTGGTTTAGCCAATAAATTATCCAAAGGAACACCCTCTAGATATTTTGTTCAAAGGCTCGTGGACAAAACAACAATACACTTATATCCAACACCTGATTCAACAGCAGCATCGAAAGACGTTCACATTTTCTTTGTTAAAAGAATTCAAGACGCTGATGCGACTTATACCGATGCAACAGATATTCCATACAGGTTTGTACCTTGTATGGCATCAGGATTATCATTTTATTTAGCCCAGAAATTTGCACCACAAAGAGTGCAAGAATTAAAATTATTATATGAAGATGAATTAAAAAGAGCTTTGGCAGAAGATGGATCTTCTACAAGCACTTATATAACTCCGGAGTCTTATTACCCGAGTGGATAATTATGGCATTTGCAAGAGGAAAATACGCTAAAGCGATATCAGATAGAAGTGGAATGGAATTCCCCTATAGTGAAATGGTTAGAGAATGGAATGGTATGTTCGTTCATAAGTCTGAATTTGAAGCAAAACATCCTCAATTAGAACCACGAAGATATGGTGCAGAAGGACATGGTTTAAGATATGCAAGACCCGCGAGAACTGAAACAAGTACAATTGCATTATTAGGCCCAGATCCTTTTTCAACGATTGCATCAGGATCTTCTTATATTAATGTTTATGAAAAAAGTCATGGAAGAGATACGAGCGATACTGTCAGATTTAGAGGTCCAGTATGGACAAGTTCCGATGCTGATGGTTTTCAAAATCCAGTGACTTTTGATGGTATTAGTGGATCGAATATTGCAAAATCTGCCGGTTATTCAATTACGGTTGGAAAAAGAGATTCCGATGGCGATGTAACAGCAACAGATAATTTCTACTACTTTACTGTGGATACAGACACTGCTACAAGTGGAGGAGTATCAGGAGGAGGCAATAATTGTTCGGCTGGTCCGGCAACTTTAGAGGCATAATATGGCAGGATTTACATACTCAACACTTACAACAGCAATTCAAAATTATACAGAAGTAGGAACTTCGGTACTATCTAGTACGATTACCGATCAGTTCATAGATAATTCTGAACTTAGAATTTTAAGAGAAGTACCCATTGATGCCGATCGAAAAGAACTTATTAGCAATTTAGTCGCTTCGAAAGATAATGTGTATGCTCCTGCTGGAACCTTATTTGTTAGAAATCTTCAAGTTTATACTTCAACGACGGCTGCGACAGGAGCCAATAGCTTTTTAATTAAGAAAGATATTAGCTATCTTAGAGAATACGATGCCGCTGAAACGAC